GAAACTCGTCATCTGACATATCGGTGAAGTTGACTGCCAACAGGTCGGAATTAATATGCCTGTTCTCGTAGAAGTCCTCACACCCCTCCAGCAATCCTTTTTCAATCGCATAATAATAAAGCGGTGAACCGGGATAGGGTGTTACTGGTCGAATAGTCCGTAACTGCGCCCCATCGTCATACTTCAGGAGAAAGTTGACATCCTTGCGTAATACTTCCGCAGTTTCCCCTATGTTGCCGAAGATGATATTGAAACCGGGGCTTATCCCTGCCTGAAGGGTATTTTCTATCCCCGCCACAATCTGTTTTGTCGTCAACGCCTTGTTCATGTTCTTTAACGCTTCATCGTCAAAACTCTCTATGCCGTAATTGATGAACACGCATCCGGCCTCTTTCATTCTGTCAAGGACTTCCTTTGTCGCAAAGTTGAGCCTTCCATTGCAGTACCATTTGAACTTCAGCTTGTTCTTCAGGAAATCATCGCACAGGGACAATACCCGTTCTGTCGAGGACATGAGAAGTTCATCGCTGAACGATATGTAGGTAATGCCGTAATTACTTTGCAGGAAGTCTATTTCTTCCATAATGGCTTTGTTGCTTCTCGGTCTGAACCCCTCATCCATGCGATAGCAGAAATTACAATTGAACTTGCAACCCCTTCCCGATAGCATAGGCATACAGAAATCCGTCTTGTCGCAGTTAGGCTGACGCAACAGGCGATAATATTCCATCGGGAACATATGGTATGCTGGCATCGGGATACTGTCAATGTCATTAATAAGCGGTCTGCGCTTGTTCACGCATATCGTATCGCCATCACGATAGGCAATTCCTTTTATGTCCTTCATGTTGAAACCACCACACGCAAGAACATTAAGCAGTTCGATAATGGTTTCCTCGCCCTCGCCCATGACAATGGCATCTGCCCCCGTCTTTTCCATGAAGAAAATGGGTTCCGGTGTGGGGCCATGACCGCCGATGATGTAATACGGTCTATTCGCTGACTTATTGATAGCGTGAGAAATCTCAATGGCTTTCCTGTATTGATAGTACCCCGCTATGAATGACAACCCAACCACATCAAAGGAATTGTTGTTAAGATACTGCGTAAGGTGGCTTTCGGGATAGTGATACATATCCTGATTGTAGATTTCAACCTCATGCCCGTACTTCAACAGGGTAGAAGCAATATAGGCTAATCCCTGCGGAAAATAGTGGATGTAACTCTGATTGTCATAAACGATTAATAGAACTCTACTCACTTACCGCCGTATCCTCCCATCAATCCCTGCATGACCTGTGGGTCTTGCATTATCTGTGATACCATTCCCATAATATCCCCGCCCCCCTGCTGTTGCTGTTGCTTCAAGGGTATCAATATCCTGTCAATCGTCTTGACATCGGCAACGTCAAGGGCTTCCTTCAGGAGTTCATAATAATTGACCGTGAACGGTTCAACATTCGCCTGCATAACCTGTGGGGGTACGCCCATAAGCGTCTGAAGGGCAAACTGTATCTGCTGCTGTCTTACTTCCTTGATGTTCGTAACGCTTGAACCAACGGGTTTGATAGTGTAGCAACGGTTGATATACTCGATAGGAAGCATATAGAAACCGGCATCCGGTTCGCCAAGAATGGCTTCGTAATCCTCTTTCTTCATATACTGCCTGTTGAGCATGACGATCTTTCTCGCTATTTCCTGTAATACAGTGTATTCAGCCAGCTTAATGTTTATGTCAACTCTATTAAGGGCTGCCTGTTGCAACTTCATGACCGTTGTCGGCTGTTCGCTGTGTTCCGGTGTCATGCCCCTCGCATAGCCAAATAACGACAGGGCGTTCTCCATGTCAGAACCTATGGCGTTTTCTTCTGCATATGCCGATTGCGTAACGTCCGGTATGTCAAACCCTTCTATCTGCCCCATCATTTCAGGCCATATCGCTCCGGGGAAGAAACGGATAAGGTCGTAATTAATGTCTGAACCAGCCTTTGTCATAAGTATCTTATTAATTACAAGGTCTATGTTGTCCCTTCTCGCTGACCGGATAAGGTTCTTATCTTCCTGAAGCACTTCAAGGATTTCAGGGATACCCATACCAAAGAACTCGTTCGGCAACGCATTGTACTTGTACTGCACAACCGGCATAGCATAAGGATAGGGTTGGTTGAAAGACCCATCTTCCATCGGTATCGTGGTATCTCTTAGCAATACCCTTCTGTTGGCAAAGGTAATGACGTGCCCGCCGCTGAAATAGTGCAAGACTTCTATGTCGTCCAAATCTGAATAGTTGGTAACACCACATTCCTCAAGCAATGTTTTGTGCCATTTGTCGGTATCTGCTGACCTATCGGTTATCTGTTCGACATTTTTGTATATGCCCCTTGCCTGATCGGTCATAAGGTCGTCCATCGTCTGAAATTCGCGTATAAACACTCCGCGAGACCTCGATAGACGTTTGCTACCGGGTACAGGGAGAACGTCCCAAAATCCGTGGTTTTTGAGCAATGGAAGGGTATATATCCCGCTTGCGTCAAACTTCGGGTACACCCCCATATAGGAATTGCCCTGAATCCCACCATCTTTGAAATAATCTATGATCTCCTCGAAGAAATCGGTATCCTCATGAGAAAGCTGATAGTCAAGAAGGCGTTCCTGCTGGTTCGCTATCTTCACAAGGTCAATGTCAAGGTTCTGTATAAAGGCATTGCCTGTTTCACGCGGGATAACGGAAATAAACGGATTTGTGGCAAACAGCGTTGAAACCATGATGGCTGTCGTATCCTCGACAAATGCCAGTATATCCCTGCTCCTTACCCTGTTCACATACGGCCAGTCCGCATCGGCAACCGCCGTGGAGAAACGATAGAGCTTGTAATGCCGTTTCGCGCGGTCAAAATATGGACGACAATAGTCCTCTGACTTACCCAAGCGGGTAATTAGCCATCTAAGGGCTGATATTTCCTTTTCACTTGGTATCGGCATCATCTAACTCCTTAATCATCTTTTCGAGTTCTGCTATAATCCCTTTCAAATGCCGAACAAAGATTATCAAGCGTTCTTTGGTGAGCAATTTAATCATACCGCAAGCCTCAATACGTTCCTTCTCTGGTCGATGGTGCGTTGGTTCCTGTCTGTCAGCTTCCGCATATCCTGTCTGTATTCATCGGGTTCACGGTATATAGGCTGTTCCATGCAACCATAACGGACGCAATCGGGCCAATCCTTGTAATCTTCTTCCGGTTGAGATCTTCCTTCCTTGTACTGGTAATTAAACATGAAATGTATCGGCCCACCCCTGCCCCCGCAACCTTCCTTCGCAAACATAATTCCGGGCTTCGCAAGACCGAGCAAAGACGAGTAATGCAGTTTAAGATACTCCTTCACGAGCTTATGACCAAGTTCAACATCTCCTGGGCTGGAATGAGACAGCCGGATACGATGGATACCCCTTCGGGATAATTCCGTTTCCCATGACCTTTCTTCCATCTGCGTCTTTTCCCCAAACTTCGCATCAAGCACGACAAACGAAGGTTCACCATACCCGTTCAATACCCTCTTGGCCTTTATCTGACGAACCATATCATCGAGATTGCCGGATAACAGGAGATAGTCATAAATATAAATCCTGTTCCTGACCTTCCCGTATATCTGTATTTCTTCGGGGGCAACCGCACCATAGAGCCAGCAGGTAGGGCGGGCATCGTGGGGGTCAACCATCTCGAACCGCATCCAGTTATGCGGGATAGGGAAATCCTCGTAGATATGATGCTCTCTGGACAGTTCCTTGTAGACAAGACCGGACAGGTGATGCCATGTACCAAACTCCCTCGATTCCCTTTCATCGGGGTCAAGGGTTTTCAGGTACTCATCTATCCCGGCGCGGGGGATAAAACCGAGCAGCCTGTTGCATTTCGGGCAACGCTTAACATCCCGCAACTCATCGTTTTCGGGAATGTCCAGCTTGCAATACCAGCAATGGTTCCGGCAGTTGTCCCATATCGAACCCCTGACAACCGCTATTTCAGGGTCAAGTCCGCCATGAGTGAAGGCGTTCAATGAGAATTGGTCATAGATGTATGGCTCTTTCAACGGGGTCATGGTAAACCACGAGGGGGCGTTTGTAACAACCTTGCCACGCTCTGCCGCCTTCAATACTTTCTGCGGGGGCGGTTCATCCCAGTGCACCCAGTTATAGTCAATGCCCTCATAGGTTGTTTCATGCTCATCGTATGAACGGATATAGATTACGCTGCCGCACTTCTTACCCTGATCGTCATATTGTATCGTCACCCTTTTCAACGCACCCGTGGGGCCGAGCTTCCATATCGGTTTGCACAGGTCGGGGATAAGCAGACGCAACATAGGTTCAATCTTTTCAGGGACAGAGTGCGCTATCGTCTCGCAACCTATAAGCCCCGTGTTTGGGATGGCAACATCAATCTTGTAATCGGGGTGATCTTCCTTCAGCCACGGGCGATGCCCTATGGAGTGGGCTATATCCTCGGCAATACCTACGTATGTCTTGCCTTCCTTGTTGCCGGCCTCAAATATACGTCTTTTCGGGGTCTTGCCCCCACTGTTCTTGATATAAAGAAAATCCCTCTGCGGCTGGTTGAACTTCATAAAGATAAGGGGGTATCTCGCCTTTATCTCCGCATGAAGCTCCGCCTGCTTCTGTGCAAGCAGTTTTTCCGTCTCAACCTGTAATTTAGGCTTCTTCATATCCTGTACGAATCATCCTCGCTATGGGTCGTTGACACCTCAACAAGCACCGCCGAAGTCATACAATCAGCCGTTATCTTGTGCCTCATCATCGTGGGGACATGGAACACATCGCCTTCGTACAGCAACTTCTCCTGCGCCTGCTCTATATCGTCACCCCATGAATATTTGATCGTCACCGCCCCCTTCAGCACATGGAATATCTCATCCTTCTTCATGTGATAATGAAACGAGCACCCCATGTCCCTGTTGAACACAAGATGCTTGTAGCAATATCTGTCAGAATTCCAATACCATATTTCCTTGCCCCATGACTTTAGGACGGTATAAGGCACTATTTCTTTCCCCGTTTACCCTTCTTCTTATGACAGGGCATAGAACCTCCAGAATAAAGTAGAGGGGGAATTTTTTGGCATATCAGCCTTCCCCGTACCCCCTCTTGACCCGTTTATCATACAGACGGCCTCCTTGTGGGGAAAATTCATTTATTACCTCTCAATAGCGCCGCGAACCACAAACACCCTATCGCGATACACAATACCACCCCTATCAGCATGAAAAACACTACAAGACCGATCAGGATAGTGGTCATCAATTCTTACTCTCCCTATATGCCATTGCATCAAACACACCCGCAAAACATTCGATAAGCAGCACGTAGAAGAACGACTGATGTGGCCA